GGGGGTTATATCTTTTATATCTTCTTCTTCTTCTAACTCTGGTAACGCTTTTTGAAACGCTGATGTAACGCCATCTGTAACGCCATCAGCGTTGCTTTTTCCACCTTTACCACGGTGTTCTGTAACGCGTCTGTTTGTAACTATTCGTTTTTTCGATGATTTTCCGTTGTGTCTATCAAAGTTGGGGAAATACAGCTTCCCATCTTTCTGATAGAGCCAGCCAACAGTTAAAAGCGCATCGGCGAAACCTGAAACGAAACTTATTCGATCTAGTACGCTTTTTGTAACGCTGCCAGCGTTACCGTCAATTGTTTGCTGATCAGCCCACGCCCATATCCGCACCAACTTTCCGAGAACGGCATCCGGGTCGATATTTATGATTTCTGCGATCTGGAAAATCTCTGGCTTGTCTGGCGTGATGACCTCGATCTTGATCCAACTAATAGACATATGCGCATCACCCCATCGTTTTGATCATGTTTTTCAGTATCCGGTAGTCGATACATACCGAGCCCGGATAACGATAAATACGCAGGAGGCGCCAGCGGAGGCGCAAGGCTGCTGTTATGTGGTTTTCCATGATCGCCCCTTTATTCGCATAATCCGTATCGAGATGAACAAACAGAGGTGTCCAAACTGGCCTTTACCAGATCGAAAACCTTGCCCCCCCTTCCGGTTTTTGCCCATTCGACAACGTCATCAACGCCGGGGATGCGAAATTCGGTCAGATAATGCTGATATGCAGCCTCGATTTCCGAAATTTTTGCGCCGATGTCGGTTGGAATAATGATCGTTGCTGACTGGCTCATGCAGCCTCCTTCGCTTTGCGAGCGGCCTTTAGTCTTTCAGAGCGCAGCTTTGCCTGACGCCTGGCACGCTCATGGTTGCATTGCACGCACTCTCCGCTCAGTGTGTAACGCTCACTGTCATGCCCGTGCGAGCATGCGCGCCCGGTATAGAACCTGTTCAGCCCCTCATCAAGCGCCTCTCGCTGTGTAATTCGCTTCATTTGATTTCCTCTTTGCTATTTATCTTTGCTAATTCTGCATCAGAACGCGAAAAGATCAACCAAAAATGAATTTTTATTACCAATCAGATAATGGACATAAAAAAGCCGCCCGAAGGCGGCAAGGGACTGCATGGGGTGGGGCGGGATTACGAATAAAAAAACAGGATTAGTGGCTCGCGACGGGTCAGCCAGCCACGACTTTTACATGCAAGGAAAATCCGGTTCATCAGCTTGCGAGATGGGATTTTACGGCGCCCTGTCAGGTGCGTTTGTATGTAGTGACTTGTTGTACCTGAGTCGCTTGCGAACTGATTTCGCCCGCTCTCATCAAGTCCAAGCCAATGCGCCTTAAAGTCAAATCTGTCGGGCTGAGGTTGCACGATTGCGTTCATTTTTTTGCGCTCCGAGTAGTCACTTACACACAGAATATTACCGTATAGGTGAGGATTGCAACATTGATTACCTTTTAGGTGCATTTACCAATCGGGTAATATCTTTTTAAATTAATGGAATAAACAATTCTTTTGCGAGAAATATGGACATGAAAAGCATTTATGACATACGCAGGGAGAACCTGCAGGAAGTTCTTAGGGCTGCATTCGACGGGAAGCAATCAAGACTGGCTGAACGACTAGAAATACAGCCAAACCTGGTAAGTCGTTGGGAAAACGGAAAGAAGAACATCGGCACAGCGTCGGCCAGGAAAATAGAACTGGCCGGCAGGCTTCCGCAGGCATGGATGGATACAGATCACGTATTGTCTCGCGCAGCCGGGGAAACGAAAAACCAGGGCGAACCAACATCCATCGGGATGATAGCCGCCGCGAATCTATCGCGATGGATGGCAGAGCATAGAAGGTTGAATTCTCAACAGCGCGTTGCCGACGCATCAGGAGTCAGCCAGGCGACGATAAATCGCATGCTGAACAATGAGGCCAGTATCACGCTGAATAACATGGCGGCGATAGCTGAGGCATTCGGCAGGCGTCCGTATGAAATGATTATCGCTCATGATGACGACAGCATCATCCAATACGACCACACCCAATATGCGGCGCTACCGGGAATTGAGAAAGACAAAATCCATTCGTTTATTGAGTTCATTCTGCAACAGAATCGCTAATTACCAATTTGGTAATTTTTTCTCACCACACCTATTGACTCGCTCTTCTTCATGGCGGATTATTACCTAAAGGGTAATCGATACTGATTGCCTGTAATGCCAGGTTTAACTGGCGCTTTCATGTCATGAATTATTACCAAAAAGGTAATTAAAGAGTATTCGTATGTCATGGCGATTCATTAATGGCTGGTACTGCATAACGGCGTGTGGGCTGGTGAGCGGTAAATTCCTCACGCTACACGAAGGCATTGAGTGGGCGTTTACAGCTAAAGCCGCCCGCAATGCAGCAGAAAACATGGGGGTGTGATGTGGGTGATTTATCGGTAATTGAAATTAAAGCGGAGCAGGCGCCTGTTCTTTACGTGCCGGGTGGACTCGATGTTTATCTGGATCAAATCCGAGCTGCTGTGAATGAGGTTCCGGACCTGAGCACAAAGAAAGGACGTGACCGGGTAGCATCACTGGCGGCTCAGGTTTCACGCAGTAAGACGGCTATCGAAAAGCCTGGTAGAGAATATCTCAAACGGCTGAAAGAATCGGTAAAGCCAGCAGAGGTAGAGATAAAACGTTTTGTTGATGCCTGCGACACGCTGCGCGATGAAGTTCGGCGCCCGCTGACTGAGTATGAGGATACGGAAAGGTCGCGCGTTGCCACCCTGAATGAGCGGCTTGATGCACTGCGCAGCACTGCCACCGTATTAGATGAGCTCGGAAAATTGCTTCCAACGGAGGCAATAACCTGCCGCCTGACATTCGCCAAAGAAACCGTGATCAATGAATCATGGCAGGAGTTTACCGCCGAAGCTGGCGTAGCGAAAGATGCCGCGATCGCCAAGCTGGAGTCTGCACTGGTTGAGGCGCAGAGGCGTGACGCGGAAGCGGCTGAGCTGGAGCGCCTGCGGCAAGAGCAGGCAGCAACGGAGCAACGTCAGCGCGAAGAGCAGATCCGGCGCGATGCGGAGGAATCAGCGAAGCGTCAGGCAGAAGCAGAGGCGCAGGCCAGAATTGACGAAGCAAACCGTGTAGCCAACGAGCAACGCTTAGCACTGGAAGAATCCGAGCGCCGCCGTGTGGCAGCGGAGCAAAAGGCAAAACAGGATCGCATTAACGCCGAAAACGAAAAACAGGCAGCTATTGATGCAGAACGTTTACGCCAGCAGCAGGCCGAGCAAGCGCGGCAGGAAGAAGCGAGGCGCATTGCAGACGAAGAAGCCGCCCGCGCTGCTGATTTTGAACACCGCCGCACAATCAATCGCAACGTTATTGCCGATCTGATTGCAGCCGGCCTTCCTGATGAACTCGCAAAACAGGCTGTTCGGGCAATTGCTTCCGGAAATATTCGCAACACGGTTATCAAGTACTGATCGGGGGCGTTATGTCTGATTTCAATTTCCGCAGTCGACTCGATGAAATACTCGACGCGTACGAAGTACGGTTGGCTAATGACCCTCGCGAGCGTGGACTTCTTAGCAGCGCGGTTAAAGCCGAACTGCTGCGCCAGAAACTCCACGCGCTGCGCTCGGCGTTCCGAGAATCATTCCCCCATGACGACCAGGGCGTCGTCATCGCAATGGCTGAATCTGATGCCGTCGAAAAAATGATGATAGACGCACAGATCGAACTGGTAACGCATATGTGCAAAGTGCGCCGGGCGCTGGAGATGGAAAATGTACTCTGAGCCGCTGTATATGCCGCGCCAGCACGGCGCGATAGAGCACATAGAGTGCCAGCGGTGCGGCCATGTAACAAGGCTGACGATCACGTATTTCGACGGTGATTGTGATGTTGGTGAAATCGGTAACTGCTGGTGCTGCGGCGCCAGCCTGGATGATGGGGGTGACGATGAATCCGGGAATCCATTACGACCTCAGCAATGAGAGTTATCACGCTGGGGAAGGTGTGAGTAAGTCGATGCTGGACGTGGTTGCAATTAACCCAGCGCTGCTCAAGTGGCAGCGCGCCGCGCCGGTAGACACTGAAAAACTGAAGGCGATGGATATGGGTACTGCCTTGCACTGCCTGCTGCTGGAGCCTCAAGAGTTCGATAAGCGCTTCATTGTGGCGCCGAACTTCAATCGCCGCTCCACCGCTGGCAAAGAAGATGAAGCCGCATTCCTGCGCGATGTTGAAGACATGGGAATGACAGTCATGGATGCAGATCAGGGGAGAAAACTCAACCTGATGAGAGATAGTGCTATGGCTCACCCGGCGGCACGCTGGATGCTGGAGGCGGACGGGTATAGCGAGGCATCTATGTACTGGACCGATCCGGAGACAGGCGAGTTATGCCGTATTCGCCCTGACCGCTACCTGAGCCAGCACCCGGTAATCGTTGACGTGAAAAAGGTCGCCGATATGGAGCGCTTCTCCCGGCACGTCGAAGAGTTCCGCTATCACGTGCAGGACGCGATGTATCGCGAAGGTTTTAAGCAGGTTACAGGTGAGACCCCCGGATTCTTTTTCATTGCAGTGAGCGAAACCATTGATTGCGGGCGCTACCCGGTGCGCGTGTTTGAACTGGATGCGCAGGATATCGACACCGGGAATGCACTGTTCCGCCTGGATCTGAATACCTATCACAAGTGCCGCCTGTCCGATGAATGGGGCGGCGTGGAAATTATCAAACGCCCGGAATGGGCACGGAAACAGGACGCTTATTTATGAGCAATGAAATGACTTTAACCACCCAGGCTAACGCCACTGTCGGCACTGCTGCGGCGATTTTCAGCCCAGAGGGCATGAATCAACTTGTACGTTTTGCAGAACTGATGGCGCAGAGCAAAGCGACGGTGCCGGCCCACCTAGCCGGCAAGACTGCTGATTGCCTTGCAGTAACCATGCAGGCCGCGCAATGGGGCATGAACCCGTTTGCCGTGGCGCAGAAAACGCATGTAGTAAACGGCGCGCTGGGCTACGAAGCGCAGTTGGTAAACGCGGTTGTTTCCTCCTCCAATCTGCTGGCAACCCGTCTGAATTATCGCTGGGATGGCGACTGGTCGAAAGTGAACGGTAAGACCGACAAATCACCGACGCTTACCGTAACCGTGTCGGCAACAATCAAAGGCGAGCCTTCTCCGCGCGAGCTGACGATCAGCATGGCGCAGGCCGGTGTGCGCAACTCACCACTGTGGGAACAGGATCCGCGCCAGCAACTGGCTTACCTCTGTGTTAAGCGCTGGGCGCGCCTGCACGCTCCGGATGTGCTGCTTGGCGTTTACACGCCGGATGAACTGGAAGAGAGCCGTCCACGAGTTGAGCGTGACATTACGCCGCCATCCAGCAATGCCGCCGGAATGAACGCGCTGATTAACGGAAAAATCCCTGGGCCGGACCATGAAGAAAAAGCGCACACAAAAAAAGAAGAACGCAGCCAGGATGACATCCTTACATCCTTCACAGAAGCGGCGAGTAACGCAGAAAGCGTCGAAAAACTCGATTTGATTTTCAACGGCGGTGTTTGGCGTGACGGTAAAAAAAGACCGGGTGCATGCGATGCCCTTTCTGACAAATGGCTTGAGATGGCGACAGATGTTTACGAAATCCGCAGAAACGAGCTGCTCGATATCCCGATGTAATAACCACCGCGGCGCCGGGCGCGGCGCCAGATATGAGAGGTATCTATGAAAGGTGCATTTGGCAAAAAGGAACTACTGGCGGTGGTACCTGTTTCAATGAGCACGATAGACAGAATGGAGAAGAGCGGGGAATTTCCCAAGCGATTCTGGATTACAGACAAGCGCTGCGCGTGGAACGCGGATGAGGTTGAGCGTTGGCTCGATGAGCGTCAAGCATCCAGCCCGACTGAGTTCACCGGGAAAAATCCGCCTATTGAGCAACGGGTATTTCGTCCCGTAAGTGGCTCAGTACGGGGTGATTTATGACTAACGCCCACGATGACATTAGCGTAGGAGATGTAACGCTGGTTTACTCGGCGCAGCGTCGCGGGTGGATTATTCCGGGCGGACTGGTTATTCAGAATCCGATCAAGGTGCAGCGCTTAGCTGAGAGACTGAAAGATAAAGTGGTGACGGCATGAAAGAAACCGGATTGATTTTCAACAGCGACATGGTGCGGGCGATTATTGATGGTCGCAAGACGCAGACGCGGCGCATTGTTAAAGGATGCGAAGGCGCAGCGGCATTCTCCCCAGAATGGGATATCAAAAATAACGAGTTTTTTGCTGTACTCGGAGAGAAAGATCATACCGGAATGAATCCAGTGCTGGGGGCTATTTCCTGCCCGTTCGGAGCTGTCGGCGACCGCATCTGGGTACGGGAGACGTGGCAGGCTATCTATGACCACACTGACGAGCATGGGTACGTTGAAGAGCGTTGTTACGCAAAAGGCATCCCCAAGCAAAAACATTACTGGAAGCCTGTTTTCGCCGAGGCATGGGGAAATGAAGACCATGAAAGCCGAGGGTTTCCCTGGCGCCCGTCAATCCACATGCCGCGCTGGGCATCTCGAATCACGCTGGAAATTACTGGGGTGAGAGTGGAGCGGCTGAATGATATCAGTGAGGATGATGCGCGAGCGGAAGGGATCGCTGACGGCGGATGCCTCACGTGCGGCGAGCCTCATCCAGACGCAACTGATGCTTTCGCTCACCTCTGGCAATCAATCTATGGGGAAGAGAACTGGTTTGCCAACCCGTGGGTGTGGGTGGTTGAATTTAGACGTATAGACGGTGGTGTAGCATGACAGGAAAATATACTCTGATTTATGCTGACCCACCCTGGCAATACCGAGATAAAGCAGCAGACGGAAAGCGCGGCGCTGGGTTCAAATATCCTTTGATGAGTTCCCTTGATATCTGTCGCCTGCCGGTGTGGGAGGTGGCCGAAGAAAACAGTCTACTGGCAATGTGGTGGGTGCCGACTCAACCAATGGAGGCGCTGAAAGTTTTGGAAGCTTGGGGCTTTCGCCTCATGACCATGAAGGGATTCACCTGGAATAAGTGCGGCCGGCGCCAGGCCGACAAGCTTGTGATGGGCATGGGCCACATGACACGAGCAAACAGCGAAGACTGCCTTTTTGCTGTGCGTGGAAAACTCCCGACCCGGCTGGATGCCGGGATAGTCCAGTCATTCACGGCGCCACGGCTTGAGCATTCATGCAAGCCAGATATTGTTCGAGAAAAGCTGGTGCAAATGCTGGGCGATGTGCCGCGCATAGAGCTGTTCGCCCGCCAGTCATCGCATGGCTTCGACGTATGGGGTAATCAGTGCTCTTCTCCGGCGGTTAAGCTGCTGCCAGGCTGCGCGATTGACGTCGTTAAGTCGGAGACAGCATGACCGCCGTAACGCGGTACACGCTGGCGGCTCGCATCGCCGATCTGGAATCGCGCCAGCGGTCGCTGAAAGAGGATTTCCAGCTTGAAGCTTACCGAATGTTGATGCGAGGCGAATGCCTGCATGACTGGTCATGTATCGGTAGTGATGGGGAAAATAGCTATCGACAGTGCAGCAAGTGCGGAGATATTGATAAGGCGTGACATGTCACGCCTGCTTTGACATCCACGCGTCAAGCCTGGCTGGTGAGAACTGGATAAGGTCGTAATGCTCACCGGCGATCCACGAATCAATCATATCTGCCCACTGCTGCAACATGTACGCGCGCTGCCTGGCGTATTCGGCCTTGTTGTAAACTGACCTGACACCGCGCTGCTCATGCGCCAGCGCCTTTTCAATCCAGTCTGATGGATACCCGGCCTCATGCAGCAGCGTGCTGGCGGTGCGCCGCATGTCATGCACAGCGAAGTGTTCGAGGTTATATCCTGCCGCCTGCGCTGCTTCCACTGTGGTGGTGATCAGCCTGTTCAGCGCGGAATTGGATAATGGCCTGATCACTGAGTAACGCCCGGGCAAAAGGTATTCACTTCCACCAGCGCACATCTGCAGGCCAACCATCAGATCCTGCGCCTGTCTCGGAAGGTAGATAACGTGCGCCCGGCTTCCCTTCATCCTGTCTGAAGGTATGACCCATTCCCATTTCTTGAAATCGACCTCTTTCCAGGTAGCATTGATGAATTCGTTTTTACGTACCATCGTCAGCAGCACAAGTTTAAGAGCCAACTTCATCGTAGCCATTGCAGCGACGGTATCGAGTGTACGGAAGAAGATACCTACCTCTTCTGGTTGCAGGCACCGATCGCGCGGCTTGAACATGGCGATCGACGAGGGTTTGATGTCAGATGCAGGGTTGAATAGTCCATGACCTCGGTCATTGGCGTGACGGTATACGCTGCTGATTATCTCCCTAGCCTGCACTGCCGTCGCCCGGCCGCCGCGTTCGACAATTCTGTCACACAGATCGCGCACCATCGATGTGGTGATCTCCGCCATCATTTTGTTTCCCAGTACCGGCATTATATCGCGCTCGATTACTGACTCTTTCATGGTGCGGGTGCTGTCTGCCAGAACGATATGTTTCATGTAGTGGTCGGTATGTACCGCGAATGTCTCGGCACCACGGATCTTTTTAATACCGTCGCGCTTGGCGGCGGCTGGCGACTGGCCTGCTTTCAGCAGCTTTTTGGCGGCAATTAATTCCTCACGCGCTTCCGCAAGGCTGATACCGTCACGACCGTACTGACCGATGACCAGTGTTTCCCGGCGCCCGTTGATGCGATAGTCATAGCGAAACGAGACAGAGCCCGACGTGAGCACAGCAACATACAGCCCATCGCGGTCCGAAACCTTGTATAGTTTCTCCTCCGGCTTGAGGTTTTTCAGTTTTGTATCGGTAAGCAC